TGTCCCCGACACCCTAACCGCGCTGCAACTGTAGCCCTCGTTGTAATAGTAGCGTGCGTAACGCAAACACACTCGCACCCACACGCCGCAAACCTCCTCACCGTCAATCGTCTTTTCTCCGGCCCTTACCGATACTTCGCTGTTAAGGTACTTGTACACCGCAACCGCTCTACTCGATGCCTTTAGCATTGCCTCAACGCTTCCATCGAAGACGCTAACCCAGTTTGGGTCGCAACACTTCTCCACTTCAACGTCCATGCCGTCGAAATAGGAGCCTCGAACCTGCCTGCATTCGGTATGTAGTTCCCCGGTCGATGCTGACGCTTCAACGCTTGCCGTCCCGCTAATCTGACAATTGTTTTCCCCGTAAGTTGCTTGATCGTTTAGCACGTCGTAGGTAATCGGGAAAACAAGCGTTGCGGGATGATTGCCGGTTATCGTGAGCGTCGTAGATACCGCGTTGTGTATAATGCAATACCCGCCGCACGGATGAATGCACTTGCAACAAATCTTCCCGATCTTGCTCATGGGCACAACTCCACTGCAGAGAACTTATTGCCAACGCGAAACAGCTTGAGGAACGCCCCGCTATCGATGGCTGTGCCACAATTGACAACGTCAACCGCATGCAAATCACTCAACACATTCGCATCGCTTATCTGCTTCACCATCGCTGTTCCCGTGCCGAGTGTCGTCCCCGCCCTCGCTGTGATTGTACTCGTAGCCACCGCAATTAAGCAATCCGCCGCCTGCTGCGTTGGATCGCTATTGCCACCGCTACTAGTCTTGCCACCGATTAAGCGTAGCAACTCCGTTGAGTCCGCATCATTAAACGCGTAAAGCACTTCATCCGCCATGCTAGGAAGTCCTTACGAACGAGGAAAAATTGACTTCCTTTTTGCACCGGAACTCGAGAGTTGCCGGGCTTGTAGTCTTCGCACCCGAACCGTTAAGCCCACCGATGATTCCAAACGTGTTCGTGTCGTCCATATACCTCTTAAGCGTCGATCCGTCGAGGTAATAAGGCCCAACGTCTAATCGCTTTTCGTCGTGCGTATCGGGATCGTAGGTGACTTTGTACTTGACTCTCCACGCCGCAAATCCTGCGTAGGATCCTAACTCAGCCTCGACGACTTCGAGGAGTAGCGTCCTCGCCGGGAATACTTGCCCGATAGCGTCAAAGGATGCGTTGTTGACGGTATCGTTACGATCAAGAAACACTTTGAGTTTTTGCGATGCGTCCTCAAACTGAACAAACGAGAATTGACATAGCGACCGCGTTTCAGTCAATGGCGAATCAAATGGAGTCCCCGCCGAGTTGGTTGGCTTCTTCGCTGTCGGCGTTGTTCGATCCGCAACTAGCACCCGCTCCTTAGTCACAAAGGAATCGATCTTAAAGACTGGAACCCAAGTCGTAGGATCTGGACTGTCGGGATTCTCTTGGCTTTGCTTTTGTTCTTCGGTGCCGGTCTGAAACTTAGCAGACACTTCCCAGTATAAAGGATGCTTTTCGTTTCGTTCCGCAGTGAGGTCGTCGCAAACTAAACCGAGCGGCCCATATAGTAAGCCGACGCGGGGCAGTCCTGGAGTCTCTGTAAGCACTGATAGACGAGAGGTGAATTTATCGTCGGTCTTAACGCGGAAGTTCCACGACTCCCCGAACACAAGCGTAAAGCCCTGGCCCTTGCGAACAAACCCGCTGCCCTTGCGTAACTCACTACCGACTAACTCGTTCGCCATCGTTATCTCCTAAATGCAAGTCGCGGTGCAGCCTCTGCTAATTCGTTCGCCTTCTTCGCTTCCGCTAGCAAGTCCTCTGCGAGTTTCTTTTGCTCGGCTTGCTGCTTGCTTTTGGCGTTTTCTTGCTGCATGAAGGTAAATGCTTCCTTGGTACCGGCCTTTAGCGTAGGTGCAATGTTCTTGGCGATTTCCTGGCCGCTTTGCGTACCGAATCGCATCGCTGCTTCCATCGCCAACTTATCGCCCTGGACTCTACTGAGGCCCTTATCCGGCCCTAGCGATACCATGCCCTCAATGCGTTGCAGTTCCGCTTGCAATTGCTCTTGAGGCGATGCCATGCCCTGCTTTGCTCGCTCTGCATCCTGCTCGGCTTGCTTCTTTTGCTTGGCTTCCTCGACCAACTTATTGAGCGTCTGATACCGCTTGATATCGTTCTCCGAGTAACCTGCGGCTTTCTGCTTCGCTGCCATGTATTCGTTTTCGCTCATCGTGAGTTGGTCGTACTGATCGCGTAGCGATTTCATTTCCTCGATTTGCTTTTTGCGTAACTGATCCGCTTTCGCTTCCGCTGCTCTTGCTTTCTCCGCTGCCGCTTCTTCTTCCGCTCGCTGCTTAGCTTGCTCTGCTAGTTTACCCGCTTCCGCGTCTACCTTCTTTTTGTTCTCAAGTCGCATCCATTCCGCATGCATCGCATTCGCAATCGCATCCTCTTCCGCTCTTGCGAGTTCGTTGAGGTTGAGTAGGTATTCGTTGGACTTGCCTTGAGCATAGGAGACTAAGAAGCCCCATCCCTTTGCAAACGTACCTAGCCCTTCGGTCAACTTCTGCGTCCCCGCCCCTGACGCTTGCGTCCGAAATGCTTCGAGTAACGCGGTAACCGCTGGCGTCAATTGATTGCCGATATCGATCGCCAACGCTTTAACATCCCCACCCGCTTTTGCGAACTGGCCCGATAAAGTCGCGGCTAGTTTTTCGTTCATACCGGCGAAGCGTCCACCCTCTTCGGTTGCACTTTTAAACGCATCCGCGACCATTTGAGCACTTATGCTCCCTTGCTCCATCTTCTTCCGTAGTTCCTCCATGCTCATGCCGGTTGTACGGCTGATTTCTTGGAGAGGATTAAAACCTGCGTTGACCATCTGCAAGACTTCCTGCCCCATTAGCTTCCCGTTGGCTTGCACTTGACCAAATGCCAACGCGAGAGATTGAAACTGCTCTGGATTGCCTAGCGAGATAGCCGACAGGCGTTGAAGCGTTGGCCGGATGTTATCAGCCGTTACGCCAAACTGGAGAAGCGTCTTACCGGCTCTTGCGAAGTCGGCGAAGTTGATAGGCGATTCTACGTCAAGTTTTTTGAAGTCCGCCATCAATTGGCGTGCCTTGATGCCTGAATCAGTCATCACCTCAAAAGCAACTTGGGCTTGCTCCATCTCCGACGCTATCTTGATTGTCGATTTAACTGCATTTGCAGCAACTCCAAAGCCGACGTAACCCATAGCCATCCTCGCAAGCGATGATGTAGCCGTGTTGGTCACTGCTATTGATTCTTGCTTGGCTTGCGTGTTCTCTTTGACCATGCCAGTTGCCATCTTGACGACGCGGGCAAGCCCTTCTTCCGCTGCCTTTGCCCTGTCTGCGTAGATGGCCTCTAGGCCGTGCTTCTTGGCCATCGCGTCAACGGCTTGATTGTATTGGTAGATATCAATCTTGCCTTGGGTGAATGCCCTGTCCAGGGCCTGCACTTCCCGATGCATTCGCTGCATCGGAGTTTCGGATTGCTGCAAGATTCGTGCTAGATCTGCCGCTTCTTTCGCTAGCTCCGCTTGAGCATCAGCTGCCGCCTTAGCCTCCGCTGCTAACTTGCGTTCGTTCTGCGCCGCCTCTTCCATTGCGTAGGTCATTACGCCGAACTTCTTAGCAAGATGCTCTTGAGCCTGTGCGAATGCTTCGGCACTCATGCCACCCGCCGCGTACGCCTTGTCAAGCAGTTGCATCTTTGCAGCGTACTTGTCGAGTGGCGTTTCGGACTCCTTTAGAGTCCTTGCAATGCTGTTGAGTTCATTCCGCGTAAACTGTCCGTTCTTGCGAAGTTCCTCGACATTGTAGCCCACTTTGATGTTTGCGATATTGATCGTTTGCGTCATTACCTCGCTCCTAGTCCAAACATCGCTTTAACCTGTCCTGCGATTTGCGTCGATGCTTTCGCCGCTTGCTTCAGCATCGTTTTTGCACTCCGTTTTGGCCGCTTGTAGCGTGTCGGCATGAAGTCGGCTACCTCCGGCATTGCCTGGCCTGCCCTGGCGAATAGGGGCAAATTGATTGCATGGACGATGGACGCGGTTTGCTCCCATTCTTCGCCGATTGGCTCGATGTAGTCAAACGCTATCCACTGATCCAACGCCCCCGACGGTAGGCTCTTCGTCCAGCCCATCGGGTCAACAATCCCCCATCTCAACGCAAGCCGAAAGGCGATTGCTAGCCGGCGGCTGCGTCTGATTTTTTTGCTAGGGCTTCGATCTCCTTCGCGTCGTATTCGGAGAGTTTCAAAGCCTCCTCGTACAACTTGCCGATGGTCTGACGCGGAAGCGGCTTGAGCGAATCGCTATCCTTGACGATCCGCTCGCCGTCCTTACCTACCAAGCAATAAGATACAAGCAACCTGCGATGCTTCGCAAAATCGAACTTGTCGCCCGATTGCATTTGCACCTCCATGTCCGCCGCGTCCGATTCGCAAAGTTCACGAAGCGTGAAGACTTCCGAACCGATACGAATCTCAATTGTTCGCAGGGGACGCGATGCAGCCGCAAGGAATCGATCTAGTTCGCTACTCATCGTCGTCCTCCTCGTTCATGATCCGCGTCGCTTCCTCGACGAACTGCCGAGAGAATTGCTCAGGAGGCAACACCTTGACCGGATGCCCTAACACTTGCTCCGCTTGTAGTTCAAGCGATGCGATAGCGTCTGCGTTAAGTTCGTCATGCGGAAAGTGAAACAACGCTTGTAACTGCACCTTCTCGCCGTGTGGCAAGTAGCCAACCAATACATCATCGAAAAGCACTTGGAATTGAGCCAACGGCACTTCCACGCCGTCGGCCCTTAGTCCCATCTGTTGCTTAAGAGCAAACATAAACACTCCAAAAATTAGGCCGCTGTAAAAGTCAAAGTCGTTGCACCGTCGAACTGCAACGTGTAGCTACCTCGCATAATAACACCCTTTTCACAGCTTGGGAATTTCACGTTTTTAACGAATGCCGTTCCCTGCACCGAACCGGCTCCCGGAAAGGTAAGCGTGACGCTAATCCCTGCGTATGGTTCCGCTGACGGAATCATTGCGGTTGTGATCGGTGGAGCGGCTCCGAGCCAGTTAAACTCAATCTCAATTTCGGGATTCTTTCGCAAGTCGCTAGGGCGTAGCAACTCGTAAAGAGTGGTGCCCAAATGCGTGATGTCCAGAGCATCGACGGAGATGTTAAAGTCTCCGATACGAGTGATCTGCGTAGTAACCAAACCAGTCCCGGCGATGGTTGCCCCCAACCCGGTATCTGCAACTGTTAAAGCAGGCATGCCTAAGGCTCCTTGTAATGCACCAAGAGGTCAAAACTAACCAAATACCGATGCTCTTGGTTACCATCGGTTGGAGGATCTTGCATATACTCATCGCCGCTGTCGAAGTCGATACCGCAAAAGGTATAGCCATCAACAACGCCCCTGAATGAATCAATTCCTGTCTCTCTAATCGCCCTACTGATTGCACTTGCTGCCGTGCGTGTTAGTGCAAAGCATTCGAGCGTTATTCGTGCATGTGCGGACTTGCCTAAACCGCTTAGCATGTGATCGCGTTGAGTAGAGATAACGTAGTAAATGACCGCTGGCATCGTTGCTTTTTGCACCAAGACGTCTGGGTACATACGCTGACCTATAAGCGTCGATACGCTCGAGTAGGAAAGCAGTTTAGTACGCAACGCTTCGCCAATCGCTGACATTACAGTTCCCCGCTGATTACGCCGATGGTTCTCGCCGCCGCTTCGCTCGAACCGCTGACGATTCGCACAACCTTGACGCCCTCGAATACGTTGGGATTGAGTGCGATGTAGCGGCTAGTATTGACAGCTACGCTGTACTCTGTGCCCTCGTTGTAAAGAGCATAGAAGTTGGTTCCCTGATCGGCTGACGCTTGAAACTTAAACGTCGTCCCTGTCAGCCCCGATGGAGTGATGATCGCAAGCGGTACGCTCGCGCCTCGCATCGTCAACGCTGTTGAGGTAGTTCCGCTCGAAGCGATAGTTACGGTGTCTGTGAGTGTTACGTTTTTAGCCAATTCTCAACTCCTTAATCTCTTTTTGCAGTTGGTCAAGAAACGCCGCTTCCGCTTGCGACCTCGTTTGGTCATACGCCCGAACTGGTGCCCGTTCGTTGTTGGGGAAGTTCGCCGTTTGTGGATCCGCTCCCACGGTTGCATAGTATTGATTCCCGCGACGCGAAGTCCTCAAAACCTTCTGGCCCTTTTTCCCCCAAAGATTCCGTGTGTACGTTGTGCCTTTTTTGTACGGCATGACGAACTGCTGTTTGTTGCCTTTTGGGTACTGAGCACCGATCCACACGGCCACGCCGCTTTTGCCTACCTTGTGGCCGATGTGCTTGCGGGAATCGTTGCTAAATGCTGGATTGTTTTTGTATTTTCTGCTCCATCGATTACGGCTTCCGCTTTCTCTCGATGATCTCGATAGCGGCTCTGTTGCTCTTGCGATAGGTTTTGCGAACTCACCCAAGCATCTACCGAAAGGCCCATTGCGAAGCGTCAAAGGTATCGCTCCGATTGCCTTGATTAAGTCCATGTTGATTTCGATCTTGCTGCTCATTACATCACCACCGAGCAAATAAGGTCGATGTATCTGCGTAGCCCATCGACTGGGTTAATGTGCGTTATGCCGTAGTTTTCGCCGTCGT